CTCCTCACTTTTGGCGAAGTTGAGACATTCTTCCATGAACTCGGACACATTTTCCATCAATTAATGAGCAAAAATCGATTCTCCATGTTCAGTGGAACATCCGTTGAACTCGATTTTGTGGAATGCCCCAGTCAAGCGCTTGAGAACTGGTGTTATGAGGAGGAGTTCTTGACCCGCATCAGTAGTCATTATAAAACAGGTGAAACTATGCCCGTCGAATTTATGCATAAAATTAAGAAGAATAAGAATTTATTTAACGGATTGCATTATATTCGTCAATTGATATTTTCTCTTTACGATATGAAATTACACTCGGGTGTTCAGACCGACGACGCAGACAAGGTGTTTAAAGATATCCAATCTGAATTGAGCCCCCTCATACATGGCGACGGATGTATGCCGGCGAACTTTGGACATTTGATGGGAGGATATGAAAGTGGTTATTATGGATATCTATGGAGCGAAGTGTATGCAGCCGAAGTATTCCAATTTTTTAAACAATCCGGTAATATTTTCAATAAAGATCTTGGATTACATTATCGCCGAAGCATTCTTGAAAAAGGAGGCACTGAAACCGGATTTCACATGATGGAACAATTACTCGGACGTAAACCCAATAGTGACGCCTTTATGATGGCGTTTCAACAATAATTAATGATTTACACCCTTGGTAACAAAGTTTAACGATTATGATAATACATAATCGCTAAATTATATTATAGCTTCAATACATCAGGTATCTGAGATGAGAATGCGACATAAATTAAATATTTTACCTCTTCTATAGAAAGGGGGGTATAATAATAAATTACATGTTGGAAAAAGTAATATTGGAATGTTAATAAACAACCGGCAAATGATGTGTAATACACTACGTTATTCAATAGCTTTCTATTACATTTCTTTTTGCATGTATTGCAGCATCTGTCGGTGTAATCAATATGTTCTTGTGTATTTAATAATGGGTCATCAGAATATACATCAATTGACCCCTTTCGATATTGCCCTAATTCAATTCCATCATCGTCGTCATCAGAGGATACAAATGTTACTCCGTCAATCTTTTTCTTTTTACAGCACATTTTTTCGATTGTAAACAATATTAATGTGAACACACACAATATTGACCAATACTCTACCGTGTTTATGAACAATCCACGATTTTTTGTATTTCTCCGGGCAATTCCCAAATCACGTAATTCTTCCATTTCATACAACAATTCTTTTTGAGTGTTTCCCGAATTGAACGCAATATATATAAATTTTTGCAAATCGAGTTTATAATCGGGTTGTTCAATCATCGCAGTAATCGGCTCATTTGTAAGTTGTTTTACGGTTTTTTCAAACATTCTTGTTTCCATCGGACCTACGTAAAAGAAAAAGAAACATATTTCTAAAATGGCTATTCCTGAAATATGCGCAAATATTGAATACATTAGTTACAGTTTATAGTATACAGTTAAAAAATGTCTAGAGTAAACTCATTTACTTGTGACCCGAACTTCTTTAATTGATGTTGAAGTGAACGCAACAAAATCGGTTCGATAAAAACAGTCACTTAATAAATTATGTGTTTTGGTTTTAATGTGTTGTGCTATCCATTTTTCGCGATATATATGTTTCATTATTTGATAAAAATATCCACATCTTTCTTTAAGTACAGCATGGATATTTACATTAACAGGAATCGTTATTTTCAAATCCCATCCCGAAATCTTACGGCGAGTTATGTCTATATGTAAAAATGGATGTTCTTCAACCGATGATTTTACATTACAATTGCTTTCACGCTCGATAATCGTTGCTAGATGAATATTCAGATAATTTTTTACTGTATCAACAAATCCATCACATACACATAAATGAATGAATATATACATTTCGGTGTTTTTGGTTACCATCGATGCAGTATATAATAAGCATTTAATAAATCAAATGCTTATTTTATGAATCATATGTTGATTTGTGTCCATCAAAACGCCATTTTATCTATCCCAACTAAACCGTTGGAAAAAACTCCCAATCTAAATCACCACACACTTTCTTCCATATCATGTCCTGTTCCAACTGTTTTTCTCTGTCCTTCATCATGGGAATATACGGTAGATATTGTGTCTGATCCAACAATGTACACAATTGGTATAATGTATACGTATAATTAAAGAAATTCGTTCGATTTGCTGGGCAATGAACTGCCCATGGCTTCTGAATTTCGATGAACAACACACATAATGTTTCATGCAATTCTTCATTCATAATGGGTGGTTTCACGCCGAAAATGGAATTTATATATTGAATGTGTTCGAAATATTTGTTCAAACCCAGTTTACGCAAAATTTCGCGCATTTTGTCGTAATTTATTAATTTCATATCGGTTATTCGTTCCTTTTTTATTCTCGCACGAATCGCTTCAATCACCTCCTCTGGTATTTGCGTCGTTTCCTTGGCTTGGAATTGCGACAAGATTTCTTTGAAATGATTGAGACGAATATATGCGGTATATGAGACTTCATTGGGTGGGTCCTTATTGTTCGGCTTGGAACTGTCTATGATATATGTGATGAATTGTCCACATTGTGTATTGTTACAAATCATAATACCTTCTTCATCCTGTGCAACCATCTCACCTTTACTACACACCATACATAAATCACATGACCGAATATAATCTTGAGGGTTCGTGAATTCATTGTTCACATTACGCCAGTATTCCTGGTATAATTTCTTGGATTGAGTGTATTTCTCCATGTCTTGACGGTCAGCTGTCTTCGATTTCACTTTGAAAAATGAGTTCAATACCGTGACGTTTTGCGCTGGTTCACCTGACGAAATCTGTTTCTTTTGTTCAAAGTAGTCGAAAATGTATTGCGAATTTCCTAAGAGATACTTGTTTTTCTGCTCTTTTAAATACCTTATTTCTACCTTCTTTTCTTGGACTTGGTCTTTCAAGTCTAATTTTAATTCTATCTGGGTTTTCGGTAGGGAATTGTATTGTTCTCTCAGTTGACGTATTTCTTCGATTAATTTAGGAACGATTACGGTTTCATCATTATTGAACTTGTTCAACAATTCACTGTGTTTCTCGTCCAATGACGTCATTTGCTTGTGTTGAACATTCTTGGACATATTTCACTTCAATACTAAGTTTTATGCCCAATGTTTATGCTTTTTGTTGTTTAGATTAGTTTTCTTCGTATTCGTTATGAAAAATGTATCTATATAATTTATAACATTTAGTATTATGGCTACGTTAGTGGATTATATACCAACTAAGATTGTTAATAATATAACCATTGATCACGCTACATTGCTAAAGATAATTTCGGCAAGTCCTCCTGTGAAGTGTCTGTCCAAATGTAATGTAACATTACTTGCCGATATGGCTCACGATAAATTATCAACCGAAAATAAGACTACGCCAAACGATTTAGAAAATAATCTCGTTTCAAGCACATCAATACCAACATTGGGTAAACCAATTGTGGACATATTATCAACTTATGGAGAATGTGTTGTATATAGTGCAGATGGTGATGGGTATGCGAAAATACCATATTCAATCCCAGACAATACCAAAGAATGCTTTATACGTGATTGTTTTGCTGGTAGATGGATACCCGGATTAAACAACATTTTTGATCAAGCCGGTTCATCATTGGGGGAATTTATCAAATATCATAACACCCTCCAGAATATCTCATTAAAAAATCCACTTTTGGAGGCATCCCCTGGAGGAATTGGACAACAGCTTAGCGGCAATAAATTAAAATTTACAGCATATTTTAATTATGACTTATTACTATTTTTATATATAACAACACATTTTAAACCGATTACCGAACCTATAGTCACTAAGGTACAAGGTATACTTAATGAAACCATCCAAGAAAAGCTATCTCCAAACGAAATATTATTAATCAATACCGTAAATATTAATTTTGTATGGTGTTGGTTGATGATATATTGTAAAAAATCCGTTGAACAAGACGAATATTATAGCACGCAGGCAGATAAACAGTCCGGATTTAAAGATGCTTTAAATGCATTAACTCAGATAAGATTCGACAGTTTTGATACAAATAATGATGGATATATATCAAACCCTTTTTTTTATTATCGCGGAACCCCTAGCACTATAATATTAAAAGGTGTTTTTAACAATTTTAAACAGTATATTGATGAGTTGTGCTTTAATATTTATGCTTCAGAGACTGGTACTTGGGGTAACATAAATAACAACACAAAAAAACTTGCTGGTGGACAGCAATATATAACTTCACAAGCTATGGCTGCTACATGTATTGGTCAATTATTAAAGGTTGGAAAAGGAATTATATGTAGAAATAGCGGCATAGATGACCCGGTGAAAACTGGTAGCAGTGACGAAATAAACAGCTTATTCAGTAAATTAGAGATGAACAACACTTCAAAGGCATATGGATGGAGTATATTAAAATTTTCCGGCGATTCATCTCATATTGTATTTGGACAAATTATGGAAAAAATTAAAGAATGGGATGCTACACGTACATATCTACTCGCAGATTTTAAAATTATATATGCTATATCAGAACGCCCCCTTGCTGCTAGATTGCTATCTGTAGCAAAGACAGTATATCTGTCCATGACTGACGTATTTATGAATAATTTCTATGGTAAAGGTTCGGAAAATAAGAGCGACCCACATGCAGCGTTGTATATTGAATTTGATAAAAGTCATGGATATAAAGCATCGATCGATGGATTATTTAAAAAGATTAAATTAGTATTTGATGACAAAGATAGTAAATATATAAATTCACGTAAATTTTTAAATTTTGTTACTCAATTCGGAGGAGAAACTAATGACGAAAGGCGGTTGCGTGGTGAACGACTTGCAGAACGAAATCAAGCTAAAGAAGCAATAAAAATGTCGCGTGGTGCGCGACTTTTAGAACGAAATAAAGCTAAAGAGGCTGCATATGCGTCGTATGAAGATACAGATGCGTCGGTTACCGAAAACGAAACAGGGGTGTTTGAATCAACTAATTTAACTACAGCACAAAAACTTGATGCAATTAACAACTTATTGGATGAACCCAAGTTACTCATCAACTCTTCCACAGATACTGAGTATGACCTTTTTCAAAATGGACTAAACGAAAATAAACAAATAAAAGACTTTTTAAAAACATTTGAAATAGACACACTTGTGTTAAATATTGAACAGGAAATCCCCAAAAATACGGATTATTTTGATGATTTAGCAAAAAACATGATTTCACAACGATGGTCGTTCGGATTTCGTTCTAAAACCAAAACAAATTGGTTTTATGTTATGATGTCTTTGAATTCAAGTAAACAAACAGATGGCGAAAAATTCCGTAAGATGCAAAAAATAGTCAATATGTTTACCAATTATTATGTAATTAATGTTGATAAAACGGAAGGTAAAATTTCAGACGAAAATGCGAAATTATTTGAAAGCGTATATATAACAGGTTCACCATTTAAAACAGTTTTTGATAAAATTATATCAGCGAATGGTAATACGGATAAAAGGGACCAATTTAAAGAGAATCGAATAAACGATTTGTATAAAAAGGGGAGTAATAGTGGTGATAATATACAACCTCAGATGATATCTATTATTGACGAACTTGATTCATTTGTTCATAATTGCTTTAAATTGAAGGGTGTTATGCCGACTTCTATATCGGATCGAATGGTGGGTGGTGATATTACCGTGACTATCCGAAATGATCCAGGTAAACAAGAAAAACAATATTTAGCAAACCAACATGCTAAGCAAACCGAACAAGATATTGTTCAGGTTTTGAGTGAAATACCATATTTCGATAAAGATGCTACAGATGATAATAAATATTTATATTTGATAACAGATCTTATTACACTTATAAAATTTTCGATTGAATCCGAATACTATACTCTAGACGGCGTTGTTGACCATATAAAAACAAAATATCCCGATATACTCGCATCTAGATTAAAATCTTTGTGTGGAATAATACTTATTCCAGCTATGGTTGATGAAAGTTTCGGAAAAGTGGTTGCCGATGAGAAAAAATACTTAGATGATGCATTAACACACATTTTTGCTAACATATCATATGAAAACAGTCCAAGTATATTTGATAATAAACTCGCGGAGGTGATTACTAGCCTAGGGAATATAAATGATATGAGAACAATTATGAAAAAAAACATAGAAATAATAGAAAGTAGTGTAACAAATAACCCAATTACTAACAAACAATTAAGAGATACATTATCAGGGGGTGTTCAAGGACCATTATCAAGTATGTTTGAGAACAATAATAATAAAATAACGGGCTATCAAACGAGTATAATACAAGGTTTGATTGGAGCTTTTCCAAATGTATGGTATGATTTACATAACTATATAGTCGACGAAAATATTGTAACACAAATTCGAAATTATAATGATGCGGTTACAACGAGCAAAATTAACGAACAAATTATCGAATCGGGTCGAATAACATTTAAGACATATATATATCATATTTTGTATACCATAGAACAATTATCAATCGACAATGGTCAGATATTGGGGGTAATTACCACAGGTATTGATGACGCCAAATATAATAGTCAGGTAAGACTTTGTCTCCAGAATAGAACATGGATTTCTAGAATGATTTCGGCACTTGGCTTAATGGAACCGTCAAAAATAATAGAGAATCGAGACAGTAGACATATACGTATGAATGTTTTTTTTAATTCTGTAGCGAACATAATAACTTCAATTGAAATCAAAGGTGGGAAAAAAACCAGAAGAAAGCGTCGTGTCCGAACAAATATAACCAATAAAAATCGATACGCAACAAAAACCTCCCATATAAAGAAGACCCAAAATGCAAATCGTTCCAAGAAGAACAAAACGCGCAGAAAACGCAATTATTAAGTATCATTATCAATATATACCATGTCCGAGGCAACCAGTATCCATCTAGAAATACCAGAAAAAATTGACGTCAGTTCGAAACAGTTGAAGTGTATGGTTTTCATTATGAATGCTCTCGAAAAGGGATGGTCTGTAAAAAAGAAAGAGGACGAATATATATTTACCAAAAAACATGAAGGGAAACGAGAAATATTTAGAGAAAATTACCTAGAAACCTTCATTCAAACCAATTTTGATATGGACATCCTACAAAATAAATAACTTCATATATATCTTATTCACGTATACACATTTACATGAACAAGATGTCTCGATTCGAAAATTCACTCGATTGTCGTGCGAAAATGGCGTGAAAATTCAATTAATGAACGAATATTTTTTTATTATATACCCCCCAAAAGTTACAAAAACCACATTTAGGGGTTTTAGACCAAGCCCCAGTCAAAATCATTTAGCGAAAATAAATCCCCTAAAATCCTTACTATAACTACCAAAAAACGACATTCGTGGACAATTTACGCGTGAATTATGGTCATATGGTCACAATTTCTGTAAATGCGCTTTATCGTTAATAAAGGTTAATTAAACCGGTTTTCCGAAATTATTTTCTAGAACAAGAGTATAAAGCAATGGCTGGAGCACTTATGCAACTCGTCGCCTATGGCGCACAAGACGTTTTTCTTACCGGTACACCCGAAATTACCTTCTGGAAGGTGTCTTACAGACGCCATACCAACTTCGCAATGGAATCCATTGAGCAGACATTCTCTGGTCAAGCCGATTTCGGTCGCCGTGTGACTTGCACAATCAGCCGTAATGGTGATTTGTGCTACCGCACATACCTCCAAGTGACTCTCCCCGAGATCAACCAGTCCATGAAGGCTGCTGGTAACGAGGGTGTTTATGCTCGTTGGTTGGATTTCATCGGTGAGCAACTTATCGCTCAAGTTGAGGTCGAGATTGGTGGTCAACGTATTGACCGTCAATATGGTGACTGGATGCACATCTGGAATCAACTTACCATGTCTTCTGAGCAACAACGTGGTTACCAGCAAATGATTGGTAACACCACCCAGCTTACATACATCACCGACCCCACATTCGCCAATGTGTCTGGTCCTTGTTCCGCCTCCGGTGGACCTTCCCAGGTGTGCGCTCCCCGTAACGCCCTCCCTGAGACCACCCTTTACATTCCCCTTCTTTTCTGGTTTTGCAGAAATCCTGGACTTGCTCTTCCTCTTATTGCTCTTCAATACCACGAGGTCAAGATCAACATTGATTTCCGTCCCATCGGTGAATGTCTCTGGGCTGTTAAGACCCTCGGCTCCACCAGCGGAACCGAGTCTGTCTCTGCTGCCTACCAACAATCCCTTGTTGCCGCTTCTCTCTACATCGACTATATCTTCCTTGATACCGATGAGCGCAGAAAGATGGCTCAGAATCCCCATGAGTATTTGATTGAGCAACTTCAATTCACTGGTGACGAGTCTGTCGGTTCTTCCAGTAACAAGATCAAGCTCAATTTCAATCACCCTTGTAAGGAGCTTATCTGGGTCGTCCAACCTGATGCTAACGTTGATTACTGTTCTTCTCTCGAGGGTGGACAAACACTCTTCAAGACTCTTGGTGCCCAACCTTTCAACTACACTGACGCCATTGATGCCCTTCCCAACGCCGTCCACGCTTTCGGTGGTCCTTCTGAGACATCCGGTGCTAACGCCTTCATCACTTCCGGTGGTCTATTCCAAGACCCCGGAGCCATGGGTGGTGTCGATGCCGGTCAACAGTGGGGTGCTGGTAACCCCAGCATGGCTAACCCTAATGTCTTCACCGCTGAGGTCGGAGAGGGTTCCGGTTACGGAACCGCAACTGAGGGTTCTTATGTCTCCGACGCCGGGACATTCGTCCTTGCTGAGACCGCCCTCGACATGCATTGTTGGGGTGAGAACCCAGTCGTCACTGCTAAGCTTCAGCTTAACGGACAGGATCGTTTCTCCGAGCGTGAGGGTTCCTACTTCGACGTTGTCCAACCTTTCCAACACCACACCCGTAGCCCCGATACCGGTATCAACTGTTACTCCTTCGCTCTTCGCCCTGAGGAACACCAACCTTCCGGTAGTTGCAATTTCTCCCGTATTGATAACGCCACCCTTCAACTTGTTCTTTCCTCCGCCACTGTCGGTGGAACAGCCACTGCTAAGGTCCGTGTTTATGCTACCAGTTACAATGTGTTAAGAGTTATGTCCGGTATGGCTGGAGTGGCATACTCAAACTAGACGAATTATGTGACCTACATAATTATTATAAAAAGGGTTTTTACCCACAAAAACAAAATAAAAAATAGAAGCGGGTTTACCTGCATAGTATAGATATTAAATTATATTCCTGATATAATTTAATCAATGCGATTGTTACGTTTAGCTTGTCTATAATCTGCTATTTCTTTAGCCTTTATTTTTCGGTATTCTTCATCGCCATATTTCGATTTAAGATTTTCACGTTGTTGTTGTTTTCGAATGCGCGAATCTTCTCGTTTTTCATCCACAGTTTTTTTATTTGTATTTTTTTTCAAATGCATATTTTGTCCCGTGTTATGTCCAACGATTGAACTTGGTTGTATTTCAATACACTGTTTCATTTTCATATATATTTCCAACCATTTTGTAAATACGACTTCTAGTGAGAAATTCTTCTTCATATAATTACAACCACCACAACATGACTTCACGTTGGATAATATGTAACCCTCGGTGTTATCAATACGGTCAATTCCATTTTTGCAATTCTCAATCGATACGCGACCACATAAATAACAATTTTGATTGACCAAATATTCGTAATCGGTTGTCGTTATATCGAACTGAATATATTTACTAATTGCACGGGTCATATATGTATTATAACTCACAGCATTGTATTCACAATGACTGTCTGGAAAATATTGTCCGTCAATTTTACCATTAAACGTCAAAATATTCGCAATTCGTTTTATGAATACATCTACAGATAAAGCCCCTTTCAGGTAATTGCAAATTTTACAACAACTCACGCAATTCTCAATAGTATACCCATCACTTGAGTTTTTACGGTCAATCCCATTGAATCCACGGTCTTGAATTATTCCACAATAATTACATGGTTGTTTTACAATCTGGTCAAAATATTCTCTGGTAATAGCGAATTCCAAGTTTTTATCTCTGGCGCTTCGTCGGTATATGTAAAATTGCAGTTTCAGACTATTTATTTTCGCCACATTAATTGCAGCTACCTTTTCTGGATTCCGTTCACGCCATGCTCGAGCGTTATCTGCATTTTTTTTCAAATATTCATCAATATCCTCTTCGATTTGACGTTGTCTATGCATCAAACAACTCATTGCGACTTTCTCGTAATTGGACTCTTTCCATGCGTTTTTTACCGCGATTCGTTCCGGCGCTCTTTCCGCAATTCTGGATAATTCATTTCGGTGTTCCTTGTCGCGTTTTTGGTCTTGAATACGATTGCTTTCACGACATTTTTTGCACGTTTTGGTCGTTCCATCTACCGACCTACCCATAAAATGCGATGCGTCGTATACAAGACAGCAAGAGTTACACGTTTTCCCCATATCGCCAGGAATCGTTTCTTTTGCGATTGCGCGACGTTCTCTGTCCTTAGTGCGTTCTTTTTCAAGACAAATGTTGCAAGACGATTTTTTATATTCTGTATTCAACTGTTCACGACAACCGCGCACATATTGTTTGCACGGTCTCAGACCAAGTGCGATTGTATCGTCCACAAATATACATATTTGATGCTTATTGCAATATTTATTAACCGCTGATTTTTTGAAATTGCATTTTGTAGATGCGCATAATTCAATATTATCGCGTGTTACTATACGAGTCTGTTTACTGCGAATTTTACATACGCCGCACGTTTTTGTATCAATTTCATTGTAGAACATTTTTTTACATCCTGTGCAAATAATCATTTTTTGTAACATTTCATCAGTGTATTTGTCCATGTATTCGTGATTTTTACAAAATCGGCTGTCTGCTCTCGAATAGCACCTACATTTGTTATTATTTCGGTCAATCGCCAAACATTTTGTAGACATTATTATTTATGCGTATATCAACGAAACTTAATAAACATTTCAATTTTATCATAAGTATATAACATGGAAAATAGATTAACTGTAATGTGCGAATGTATTCATATGTATCGTCCGACGAGAACCAAACGGTTAACATGGCGCGAACCGTTAGTATCGGTTTCATCGACATGGTCTTCCAACGAATATAGCTTTAGAAAAATATGGTGTAATAACTGATATAAGTCAATCACCGATTTGGTTTGGTGTTGTAATATTTTTAATAAAGTTATATTATAAGTTATAAATTATATGGGAACAAGCCGAAAATCCAAGAAACTTAGTAAAAGATTTAGAAAAAGAATTAGAAAAACGCGTTCCAAAAAACAAAGAGGTGGAGTCAAATCTTCAAGATCACTTTACAATGGCGTGTTTACACCAACAACGAAGGTCCTTCGCACAGCGGTTTCGTTATGGATTAGTGATAATGGTTCAGCCTTAGCAAAATATGGTAATATTAGTGATTGGAATACTGAGAATGTGACTGATATGAGCAAGTTGTTTTGGGGAGCATCAAATTTTAATGAAGATATTAGTCGATGGAATACCGGGAATGTGACTTATATGAACAAGTTGTTTTGGGGAGCATCAAATTTTAATGAAGATATTAGTCGATGGAATACCGGGAATGTGACTGATATGAGATCTATGTTTAATAATGCAACTAAGTTTAATAAAAATATTGGACAATGGAACACTGAGAAGGTGACTACTATGCTTGGTATGTTTAATGAAGCATCAAATTTTAACCAAGATATTGGACAATGGAACACTGAGAAGGTGACTGATATGTATGGTATGTTTAATGGAGCATCAAATTTTAACCAAGATATTGGACAATGGAACACTG